GTCGGTGACCCTGTATTTGTTGGAGTTAAAGTTAAAGTTGTTGTAGGTGTGTTAGTCGGAGTTTGAGTAGGTGTTCCTGTTGGAGTATTTGAAGGTGTACTCGTAGGATTTGGTGTTCCTGTCGGAGTATTTGAAGGTGTAGGAGTGGGTGTAGTTGGAACCGATGTGGTCTCATTATTCACACCAACGATAGCACTCCATGCTGGCATTTCTTTTTCACCGTATGGTTTCAATGCTTCCTGAAAGTCAAATGGTTTTTTCTTTGTGATAAATTGTGCGTTCGCTGGTCTATATTGTCTACCGTTCCACTTCATATTTTAATATTGGCTAAAAAAGGGACCCCCCTTTTGAGAGGTCCCAATTATTATTTTTAATTACGATTGAACCGTAATACCTGTAAATATTGCTCCAAGAGTAGTAGTTACAAGGATTTCTTGTGTTGCGTTTGGTTCACCACCTTGAATTGTAAGTGCGGACATACCGTTAAGGTCTGTGTAAGCCAATCCTGATGCAAGAGAACCTGCAGTTACCAATGCTCCGTTCTGCCAAGCAACTGTCCAATAACGACCGTTGTTGTCTTTTGCGATAGCATAGATGTTATTTTGTGAAACAAGATTTTGGAATACATTTCTCAAATCTTTATCCATTCTTGGTAAGTTCATTACCAATGTCGGTTGGAATACTACTGACTGAGCAGTTGTGTTCACCCCGATGTCTTCAGTGAATGAAGAACCTTGTTTAGTGAGTTCAAACTTATAGAATACACCTGTACCAGATGCTGCAGTAACTTGGTTATCACCATTTGAAGTCCATGATGTGATTGTGTTACCAGAACCACCCAAAATCCAAATAGTTTGTAAACCACCAGTTGATGCATTTCTACAATCTAATGTAAACCCACTTGATATAAAACAACTCATAATTTTTCGTTTTTAATTTTTAGGTTTATTATCTTGCTACTAACCAAGAATCTACAGAGAACACACCCACACCATAAGTAGCATGTAAGTTCAATTTGATAATGTCCTCAAACATATCATATAATGCTTTTTGAGTCATCATCTCAGCGTTCATACCAATCATGATGTATTGTGCAGGACCTGCATATACTTTACCTTGACCTGTAAGACCTTGAGTTGGAACTACTCTTACATTTGAACCTGGTAGGATAACACCCCAATCAGAACCTTCAGTAGCAACGCCAGTTGGGTCTGTGAACAAGTTAATGTATGAGTTGTTTCTCATAGACGCTACCAACGCTCTGTAGTCAGAATATCCACAATAGATAACTAAGTCATCTCTGTGTAATACATTCTCAGGAATGTTTTGGTAGTATGTTGAGAATACATCTAAACCATTTGATGCTGTAGCAGCTGTGTAAGCGATTTGAGTAGCACCGTTACCTGAAGTAATCAATTTGATAACACCGTCAAAACATTGGTTATCGTATGCAGTTGAACCAGTTGTAGTTGAGTTTCTCCATAATTGTAATTCAATTTGGTTAGCAGTTCTGTTAGCGATATCTTCAAGAATTACTTGTTCAAAAGGAACTGATTCTTGGAAGTTAGCATCAGTTAAGTACTGACTCAAATAAGTGTCATACAAAGAGTAAGGACACAATTGTTGGTTTACTTTTTTGTTACATAAGTTGATTGTAACGACATTTTGTACAGTGTCTCCTGTTGGGTCAAAACCACAAGACAAATCTTGTAAAATAACATCGTTAGTTACGAAACCTACTTTTTCAGTAGTACCTTTCAAGTTTGGTCTAACAGATGAATATTTTGGTAAAGTCAATCCTAAGAACGCCTTAATCATCATATCGTCACCGTATGAATTGTAAGTCGGAAGATTGCTCAAATCATAGTTAAAGTTGAAGCTTGCTACTTCTCCCTTTTTGTGAAACTTTTTTTCCATTTTATTAGTTATTTTTATTTTTTTATTTTAATGCATTTCTCAAGAATGCTACTTTCGCATCTGCAATGTTTTCTTTTGCGAATGTTTTACGAGCCACTGGTTTTTCAAACACAGGGGAGTTCTTGAAATCCTCATAATCGTTTTTATAGGACTCAAAGTCCTTGCTGAACTTGGATAGTGCGGACATCATTTCCGACATAGCCTCCTTCATTTTCTTCATTTCTTTTTTGTAATCTTCAAGAGAACCTTCGCCGCTTCTGTCTGGATACTTCACACCTGTAATGAATCCTTCACCATTTACGGTTAATACGATTCCAGAATCAGTTGTGTGTTCCCCTTCAGGAGCAGATACTTTTTCACCCTCTTTTGTGATTGCGTACAATTTTTGTCCAACTTGGAAATCTCCGTCTTCATCAGTCATGATTTCAGTTCCGTCTGTAAGTTTTGCTTTTGCCATAGTTTCTTCATTAATTTCAATATCGTCTGATGCTTCTTCTACTTCAGGAGATTCAATCTCTTCTTTGATTTCTTCAATCTTAGAAATTATAGAATCTTCACCTACTACTAAAAGTACACCATCACGAGTTTTGTGTTCACCAGCAGGTGCTGGTTTCAAAATTGAATCCTCTCCCACGATGAATAATTCATCACCCACAGAGAATGGGGATTCAGAGTTGTTGGTGATAGTTGTGATATCGTCCATCAACTTGGTTACAGAAAACTTTTCAGATTTGAACTTAAGACCTAACAAGTCAGCGATTTTGTTGATTGCTTCGTTTGCTGTCATTTATTCAGTTATTTGGTTTATTTGTTTATTTCCCATAAAACTCATATCTTTGTAATTATGAAAAGATTTAGAGATACAGAATACTTTGTTGATAAATATGGTAATGTCTTTAGGAGTGAAAAAAAACTTAAGATTAGAGATTCTCGTGGATACGCTCAAGTATTTCTTTACCCTGAAAAACGACACTACAAAGTTCATCGTATGGTGGCTGAATGTTACTTAGATAACCCCTTAAATCTACCTGAAGTAAATCATAAGGACAGAAATAAAAGAAACAATCATGTAGATAATTTAGAATGGTCTACTCATTCAGATAATCTTAAACATTATTATCAATCCCGTTAAGAATCTCAATTATCTGACTCATCAAATACTCATCACCTTTCTGTTGTGAAAAATTAAGTAAAAAGTTTCCTTCTACACTTGCTCCCCTCACCACACCAGGTTTAATATACTTATTCCAAACAAGATTTCCTTCAGGTGTTTCTAACACCTTATATGCCGCCATCCAGGTTCCGAATGGTACTTGTTCTTGTGTGAAGCCCATCTCGTAGGCTTTATCTTTTTCACCCTTAACAATCCATGTCTCAACCATTACGATATCATCAAACTTTTTGTCTGTGTGTTCCAAGTTGGTTTTTCTATTTCTCAACTCAGCCATGAACTTATCACGAATGATTTGGATTGTATTTGGTTTAAACTTAACATAGTATTTCTCATTGGTGACCTCATCAATTCTTGGGATAAGAATATCAGGAATCATCAATGGTGTATAAATCATTCTCTCCTCAGTTTTTGCTGCGAAGACCTGTTCTGTTGTATTTAATTTTGGAGTACACACATCACCAAAGGCACAACTAATATCTTTCATGTAAGATACAGAGTTCATGTTCTGTTGTGATACGATGTATGCAACCTCTGATTTGCGTTTTGTTTCAGCGTTGTAATATCCGTTATTCGGCATTGATTTCGGTGGTGTACCAGCAAGACCCTCAGCCATGCCTTGGTCCGCCTTGTTATTACCTTGAAACAAATACTTGTGCCACGCATGCACACAATTAGGACCTCCCTTGTATAGCCATTTGCTATATGATTGTCTCTTATGTCCAAACTCTTTATTGGTGTCTCTCAATAGGTCAATCTCTAATCTACGGAAATATCTGTCCTCAATAGAATCACAGAAATCTCGGTCAGGAGAACCAGTCAATATTCTTTCGTATAGGAAATATGTTGTTGGGGTCTTATGATTTCTTCTATAGATTTCCTGTTCTGTTGAACCTCTCATCGCTCCAACTACTGCCTCAAACTTTTGGTGGTCTGTTTCAGCGAGGAACTTAAGAGCCTTAACCAACTCAATTTCTTCTTTAGTATAATCTTCAACACCAAATGATTCAGAGGACATACCCTCTGCAGAATCTTTTGGAACACAATTTGGAACCTCACGACCATTTACGATTTTCGTACCAATTGCAATATAACCTTCCCAACATGCGTCTTCAAGACCTTCAAAGATTCCACCACCACAACCACAATCACCCTCAAATAATACTGGTGGCAATTGGGGTTTAACCATCATTGAATCAGTATCTCCGCTTGCAGGATAGTTCACATAAGCAGGTAAACCAGATACATCATAGTCAAATTGTATTCCTACTCCACCCAAGTCATTTACTACATCGGTGTTGTTATCGTAGTGTCTTTTAATTCCAAGTTCCTTAATCTTTTCAACCTTGGCTTTATTACTCCCTGTGGTATAGATGTGACTGGCAGGGAATCCATATTTGTTTGCCACATCATACATACTTTGTGTCGTACTATTTCTTGCTGAAATAATGTAGATAATTGAACCTCTTGATAATTCGTTCTCCAACAATTTCTTTCCGTCCTCTGTGCTCAAGGTCTCGTCCCAATCAAACGATACTCTTGTCGCTGCGAACTCTCTGTTGTCCCACATTCCATAACATTGTCCTGCGGCTTGGTCATCAGTTTTACCCTCGTTCTTAACATAGGCAATACATCTACCAATAAACTCGTCTTTTGATTCTGTTGGACCTGGCTTAACAAAGTCCTGTACACCCATCTCCATGTCCTTAAGGATTGAATCTACCCACTCCAATGCAGGTTTTCCACCCCATAGGTCATAGGAGATTGTCCCATTATCATCGTAATTACCAGTGTAGTAGGTTGCTGCTCTCTCCAAATAAGATTTCATTCGTTTCACCGTCTCCAATGAAATCTCATCACGATTACAAAGTTGTTGTGCCCTGATTTTTCCTGTCTGTGTCGCAGCAGGATTTCCCCTTTCTTCATTCTCCTTGATGGCTCTGCATGCTTTGGCAGATACATTCTCAGGTGCTTTATAGAATCGTTGTTGACCGAAATACATCAACTCCTGTTCAATAGCAGGATACTCTACCCATGCTACCTCAAAGACACCAGTGTCTCCTGATATTTCGGGGTTTACTTCAAGTTCAATTACTTTGTACATCTTTAATAAATAGTTTGTTTAATACTGACTTAATTTCTCAAGTCGTCTTGCGGTTTCCTGTTTAGCGGTAATATCCGATTCAACAACATACGCTCTAATTGGAGTGTTTCTTTGTTTTGCAATTGCTTCCACAATTCTTGAATCGTCCATTGCTGGTTGGATAGGTCTACCACCACCAGCCTGATTTATTTGGTCAAGTAATCCCATGTAGTTAATACTTGAGTATCTGTTGATGACT